TGCTGCGTTTATCGAGAACCTGTTCGGCCGTGCGACCGAGGAGCAGCGTGCCATCCTTGCCGATAACACCAACTACGGCGACGGCATTTCCCTCCCCGTAGCGCTTGACTCCCAGATCTGGGATCAGGTCAACGAGGCTCACCCCATCCTTGCGGATGTCGCGACTATCCGCTCCGGCATCGCGATCAAGGTGACCAAGGTCACCCCTGCGGCGATCACCAAGAAGATGGACAAGGACGCATCTACCGAGCAGGGTACCACGACCGCCGAGGTCGTTCTGGTCGGTGCGGACTATCACACCTACGTGACCGTCTCCTATGCCGAGGCAAAGATGAGCCAGGGCGCAGTGGAGCAGTTCCTCGTCAAGGAGATCGCCGACGCGATCGGTGAGGCTCTTGCCAAGGACGTGTTCGCACGTATCCTGAGTGATGCCACCACCGCCCAGAAGGTCACCGCGACCAGCGACCTGTTCGAGGATCTTAAGGGCGCGCTGGCGCTTGCCAAGAAGGCAAACCGCCCGGTTATCTACGCTCCCTCCGCTCAGTATTATGAGATCATGGGCGCGATCAAGAGCGGCTCTCCTTACAACATGGCCGCGGCTCTCGGATGCACTGTTAAGCTCGACAACGCAGCGACCGGCGTGACCGTCGTCGATCCTAACCTGTTCGTGCTGAACATCATCCACGACACCATGATCGAGTCCGAGCGCGACGCCAAGAATGCAGCGTTCGTGATCGCCGGCTATATGCGTGCCGAGGGCTGCCTGCGCAAGACCCAGGCTGCGGCATACATCGCCTAATTAACAACGAGGGGCGGGAGAGATCCCGCTCCTCCTTTCAAGTAAGGAGGCGCTAAATGCTTCGTAAGGTCAAGATGGCGATGCGGATCGCCTCCGGCACGTTCGACGAAGACATCCAGCGGATGATCCTGGAATGCAAGGACGATCTGCGTGTCGCCGGAGTCACCGGCACCGACGTCGAAAACGGCATTATCGAAACAGAGAACCCGCTGATCCAGCGGGCGATCATAACATTCTGCAAAATGAACACTCCGGGTTTTGCATCGCAGTATGACGCATTGAAGGCATCCTACGACGAGCAGAAGGCACAGCTGTCGATGCACACCGGGACGACCGACTGGGGGGAATAAGCCATGCCGGAGGGGCTGCTTACTTTTTACATACTCGAGAACAAGGCGCCGAACGGTGCTATGCCCGTCGAGAAGCTGGTCCCGGTCGGACAGGCATATTACTCCGAGCGGTCTGTCGGTGTTACCCGGCTATACGCCGCGATGGGAGCGAATCAGAGGATCGACCTGTTCATCCGTGCGCACGGCCTTCTGGATCTGCCGAAGGTCGGACGGAAACGGGCCGCGTATCTGATCCCGGAGGACGGCGAACAGTACAGGATCTCCACCGTGCAGAAGGTGCTCGGTGAGGATGCGGTCGATCTGACGCTTGAGAGATTGGAGGAGCTTTATGACGTCGATACAGAGTAAGGTCTCCAAGATCTCCCAGGCGCTCACCTCGATCGAGGGCCTGCAGGTCTATCACTACTGGCGGACCAATGTAAAAGCCCCGTACTGCATCTATTACGAGATGGAGACGGTCGGGCAGGCGATGGACGGACACACCGGCGAGTACGGGATCGCGGTCTATGTGGATTACTTCACGCAGGCCGAATATGATCCCAAAGTCGACCAGATCCAGGAGGCGCTGAATACTGTCGAAGGGTGCGCTTTCCACTACGAAGGCGCACAGTTCGAGGAGGACACTAACCTCATTCATTCTTCCTGGGAGTGCGAGGTGATCTGATGGCAAGATACAAACCCATCATAGATGGCTCGATCGATCTGCCGGAGCCGCAGTTCCTGAAGGCGGTGATCTATGACGGCGCTCATGTCGAGTATGAGGCGATCAAGAAGGGGATCGAGGGGCTGTCTGACCATGCAGTTACGGACTTCATGCGTCAGGCGCTGATCGATCACCTCGGTTCATCCAAGATCACTCCGGAGGCCGACGGATACGTCGAAGCCATCACCATGGCCGGATACATCACCGATCCGAACGGGCGCACCGTGCCGGCGGCTCTGGTCGCCCGGTCCATCAACGTCGGGACGAATTTGAGTTCTCCGACCAGATTTATTAACAAGGCAGTCCGCGCGAGCCGCAGACCTGCCGAAGAAGCTATGAAACAAACTGCAGAAGAAATTCTGAGAAAGGCAGGTAACTGATGGCAGCTGGAAGAGTATTAACAGGCTTTTCGATGCCTTACGTCGCTACCTACAGCGCAAGCGGCACCACGGTCACATATACCGGCGTGTCGCAGCTGGCCCGCGGCGTGTCTGTTGCGCTGGCGATCGAGTCCGGCGACGGAACCAACTTTTATGCGGATAACGTAGCAGCCGAGGGAACCGGCGGAGTTTTCACCGGCGGCACAGTGACGCTCACCGTGGACGGTCTCAAGGATGCGGCCCGTGCCCTGATCGAGGGCCTTGCCTCTCCGACGTCCATCACGATCGGGACTGAGAGCGTAGACGTCTACTCCTACGACACGGATCAGGAGATCCCCTATGTGGGTATCGGATTCGTCTGCCGGTATATGGAGCAGGGCGCGACCTCTTATGTCCCGATGGTGCTGACCAAGTGCCAGTTCGACGTGGACGGTCTCGAGGCGGCTACTCAGGAGGAGAGCATCGATTTCCAGACTCAGGAGCTGACCGCAACTGTCATGCGTGACGACACCGCCAAGCATTCCTGGAGAAAGATCGCAGCCGCACAGGATACCGAGGCGGACGCCGTCGCGGTGGTCAGGGCGCTCCTGGGCGCTGCGGCATAAACCGGAGGGCAAGATGACAATACACGGAAGGGAAGTAACTTTTAAGAAGACCGTCGGCGCTGCCTGCGCGATCGAGAAATTATCCGAGACCGCGGGCGGCGTCCAGGCGTACCTTAACAGCAAGACCTACTCAGAACAGCAGGAACACTGCGCCGCGTTCATGGAGGAACTCTCGAAGGGTGCAGAGGAAGCCCTGTTCTGGGAGGCTTACAACCGGGGCGAACAGTACCAGGTGAAACCGCTCACTTCGTCCGAAGCGCTGACTCTGGAGAATGCGGAGTTTAATGCTTTATTTGTCGAGGCTGTGGTCGCATGGCAGGGTGACGCTCCGGAGATCAAGGCAAAAGCCGAAAAAAAAGCGGACGCTCAGTAAATCTGAGCCTTCCGTGGTTTCTGTTTTACGGGCGGATGCTGAATATGAGCCGGCAGGAGATCCTGATCACTCCATACTCGGAGATGATCGACATGATCACCTGCCTGTCGATTTATAACGGCACCATGAGCCCGGACACAACTAAGACAGTATACGATTTTGATACCGCCATCCAGGCGGAGTAGGTGAGTTATGGCTGTAACGATCGGCGCAAAAATACAGCTGGAAGGTGAACGGGAATACAGGCAGGCGATGGCGAACATCACCCAGCAGCAGAAAACTCTGCAGGCTGAGCTGAAAGCCACACAGTCCGCGTATGACGAGAACACCTCGGCGGAAAAGAAGCAGGCCGACGCGGCCAAAAACCTCAAGGCGCAGATCGCCCTGCAGGAGGAGGCTGTCAAGCGTCTCCGGGATCAGGTCGACAAGAGCACCAAGGCCACCGGAGCGAACAGCACCCAGACCGAGAAGTTAAAGCAGCAATACGCGGACGCCACGACCAAGCTCAACGAGATGAAGAAGAGCACGGTCGACGAGACCGGCGCGATCGAGGAGATGACCGGCGCGTCCGAGCAGGGTACGCAGAGCCTCGGATCTCTGGTCGAGCAGCTGGGGCTTACCAAGCTGGCGGCGGACGTCCTTAAGGCCGGCTTCGACTCCCTGACGGAGACCATGGGACGCCTGGATGACATTGCCACACAGGCGGCTCAGTCCGGACTGGGGACGGACACGATCCAGGCGATCAACTACGCCTCCGATCAGATCGACGTCTCCGCTGACACCATCGTCGGCGCGATGACCAAGATGACGAACGCGATGGCGACCTCGCCGGAGAAGTTCGAAGCCCTGGGTGTCGCGATCACCAACGCCGACGGGAGCATGAAGGGCACGGAGGAAACATTCTTCCGGGTCGCGCAGGCCCTGTCCCAGATCACCAACGAGACAGAACGCGATCAGGCCGCCATGCAGATCTTCGGCAAGGGCGCCAATGAGCTCGCCGGCATCATTGACGACGGCGGTCAGGCGTTCCAGGGATACGCACAGCAGGCCCGGGATCTCGGACTGATCCTGTCCGACGATCTGATCGGGAACGTCACCGCATCCGGGGACGCTATAGCAACGGCTAAAGCGGCATGGGATCAGGCGAAAGATATGTGGAACGCCCAGATCCTCGAAGCGTTCGCGCCTCTCCTGATCACTGTGGCGGACGGAGCTGTCCAGCTTGCCTCCGCATTCGCCCAGCTGCCGGAGCCGGTCAAGGTGGTGATCACTACCGTCACCGCGGCGGCTGCGGCATTCGTGGCACTGTCCAAGGGCATCGCGGCGCTCAAGACAATCTCTTCGATCACCGGCGTGATCACCGGCCTCTCCGGAGGTCTGGGAGGACTGGGAACAGCGGCAACGGCAGCAGGCGCAGGCCTGCAGGTGGCAGGTCCGGCAGCAGGCACGGCCGGAGCGGCATTCACCAAGGCGGCGCCCGGCATCCTGGCATTCGGTGCGGCTGTCGCCCTGGTCGGCGTCGGTATCGGTGCGGCCACGGCCGGCATCGGTTACATGATGGAGGGGATGGCGTCCTTCGGGAATGCCTCGGAGCAGATGGCAACCTACGGCGGAGACGCCGCTGCGGCGATCACTAAGATGGCGGGAGCCATGATGCAGAGCACTTCCGCTCTCGATCGGTTCAACAGCCAGATGACCGCCGGAGCCTCAAGCGCTGACCTGTACGCGGCGAGCTTGCAGAAGGTCGCACAGGCCGCGGCGTCCGTCGGTAACCGTGCAGGGTCCGGCAGGAGCTTCGGATCGACCAGCTGGCACGCCAACGCCATGAACACCGGCATGATCCTTAGAGGGGCCACGATCTTCGGGTCCGCGGGCGGGCGCCTGCAGGGTGCCGGAGAGGTCGGAAGCGAGGTCGTGGTCGGCGCGTCGAGTCTGGCCGGCATGATCTCGCACTCGGTCCGGATGGCGATGGTCCCGGCGATGGCTGCGGCGGGGAATACGACCTACGGTGGGAACACGATCAATGTGTACAGCCAGCCGGGGCAGAACGTCGCGGAGCTTGCGGATCTGGTGGCGGATCGGATTAACTACACGGTACAGCGGAGGTTAAACGGCAGAAGATGACAGGCAATCTTACTTTCGGCGGGATCAGCGCCGCGGATTATGGCATCAGCGTCGACTGCTCGCAGTCCTTTGCCACGCCGCAGAGGAGAGTCGAGACCGCGCAGGTGCTCGGGCGGAGCGGGGACATCATCCTGTATGATCCGGGTGTGTTTGACGATGTGATCATCAGCTATCCCTGTTTTATCGCGTCGGATTTTATGAGCCGGTTCCCGGACTTTATGGCACACATCCACAGCAAGAGGGGACGCCAGAGGCTGGAGGACACCGCGCATACAGATAGATTTCGAGATGCGTACTTCATGCAGGCGATCACGCCGCAGACGGGAGCGTTCAATAAGTCCGGGATGTTCACCCTGCAGTTCTCCTGCGGGCCGTGGTGGCTTAACTCCGGACAAACCGCGATTGATTACACAGAGGATGGAACAATCACGAACCCGACGATGTTCTACGCCAAACCTACATATTATGTGGAGGGCATCGGCACGGTAACGCTCTCCAGTAACGCAGGATCGGTCTCGTTTACGACGACGGATTCGCCTACAACGATTAACGTGGCCAACGCTGAGGCGAATCATACAATCTCTGGGAACTACATCCAGATTCCGCACGGTACTTATTCTGTCACCCTCGGGGAGGGCATTACGCTTGTCCGGATTACTCCATACTGGTGGACAATATGATTCTTAGGCTATACGAGCGAATTGATTATCTGCAGACTTCCGCGTCACCCACATGGATTAAACTGGGCACACTGCGAGACGCCATGTCGTGTATAGAAACGTCGTCGATCAATTCCGAATGGGAAATGGTGCTGGAATATCCCATAAACGGCTTGCATGCGTCAGATTTACAAGTCATGCGGATTATTCACGACGGTCAGCAGAATTTCTTCATTTACAGAATCGTCAAGAATGCTGCGGCCAATACTATGACGGTGTATGCCAGACATGTAAATTATCTTTTATCGTTTGTTCCGGTTCATCCGTTTAAAATCAGCGCGTGCACTCCAACGCAGTTTTGCAATCAGCTGTCGGTACTGGTTAGTACACCGTTTAGTATTTCTTCTGAGCTTACCGGCACACAGGACGTCAACATGTATGACATGAACGTTGGGCCGTCTTCAGTGCGTGATTTTATGCTAAACGATACTTACGGCGCCGTCGGTACGTACGGTGGCGAGTGGGTATTTGACAACTTCTCCTGTGTACTAAAAACGCGCAAAGGCTCGACAAAGAACATCACAATCCGATATGGAGTAGATCTGATAGATGCGAAACAGGAAGAGAGTATAGAAAACCTGGTCACGCATATTATTCCTTACGCATACATAAGTGATCAAATCAGTAAGAGTGTACAACTCACTGACATAACCTATAGTCAAGGTACGCAAAATTTCATTGATCGCTTTTATTATGAGCCGCTTAAAACCACCACGAAACACTACGAACTGTTTACGCACACGCCGCATTTGTATATTCGGACAAATAACAGCTCATCCAGCCCAACAGGAACAGCCTCATTGGAAGCCTATACTGCAGGACAGGCTAATCTATATGCTCTGCCGGGTGCGTCAAACCTGCCGTTCAAACGCTATGCCTTTGTGAATGTTTTGGATGACTCGGTAGATCCGTCACAGCTCATAAGCCTTAATACAAGCACGACTACATACAACATGGGTACTGTAACCTTGGTGCAAGGGTCGCAGTATAAAAACGCTTCCACGGACACCCGCACTAATATAACTT